GGATTATATAATTCCATATCTTCTTCTGTAGCTAATAATTGTTGAACTGCTTTTATACAAGCATATAATACTACTAAGTACTCAGCTTCATTTGGAAAGTTTGCTATAGTAGCTACAGCACTTGCATCTACAGTAGGATAAACAACATGATGAACTCTTGCTACATTTCCAGCTGTAGGAGTTGGGTAAACTTCTAATGTATTATCTATTATTAAATATGCTGGGTCTGTAACAGTTGCTACTTCCATATCAGAAGCATCTTGTATTCTACCTCTTTTGTAAACAGGTACTATTCTACAAGGCTGGTCTATAGTTCCATCATTTCTAAGAACGTCTAATACTAAACCCTTAGTATCTAAAGTAGTTAACGTAGTAGTGCTATTATTTAACGTAGAAACATCTGCACACTTTAATAATAACTGAGGAGGTAGAGAGTTTATAATCTCTTTACAACCAGAAGCCATAAAATCATCCATAGCTGATTGGTTACTAAATGTTCCTATAATATCTTGTATCTGTAAATCGAAGGTAGCCATTAACGAACACCTGCTTGACCTGCCTGTTTAATTCTGTCTTTCCAAATTTTATTACTCTTAGTCGTTTTCTCTTTTGCTGTCTGAGCAATATGATTATCCATGCTCATTGTAGAAAATTCTATATCACTTCTCTTTCCAATCTCACTTTGCATAAATAAGTTAGTAGTATATGCAGGCTTAGACGCTTTACCACCACACTCTCTGCAGTAGAACCATCTTTCCGGGTTTGGGTTTTTACAATTTACACAATTCATATTTTCCTTTAGGATTTTGGGGGTCATCCTTTATTCGATAACCCCCACAGTTCCGTACTGTTAACTTTATTTATTCAGTTTATGATGTAGTTACAGCGTTATTAATACCAGATAAAACAGTACCAACATACTCGCTATTAAAAAACATAAGCTCTACAACGTCACCTTTTTGTGCTGTTGTTCCTATAACTAAGTTAGATACCTGAGTACCTGCAGTTGAATTAGCCGCATCTCCTCCAGCATCTTTTTGAACCATACTGATAATAGCACTACCTGCTGCAATAGTAATCGCTGCAGTTGGGGTTTCTTCTTCTACAATAAACTTGTAGTAGACTCCTTGTTCACCAGCTTTAGCTCCAGCCGCTGTTGGAAGAGTAATTGAATAAGCTCCGCCAGCAGAATCAAGCATAAATACCTTACCGCTATCATCGTTAGATAATATTCTAGCTGCTTTTACTGGTTCTACTTTTAACTTATGTCCACCAGTATTACCACTATTTTGTTCTAAGTAACTTGCTCTAGCCATGATTAAACTCCTTCTAAGTTAATTAAGTAGTGAGTCTCTGGGAGACTAACTTCTAAACCAGCTTCAGTCATAATCATATCCTTACGTAAATCCTCATCTGCTGATTGTACGTTAGTCATAATCTGAGTATCACGGTTAACACCGTTACCAACTAATGGTCTGTAAGCTACGTTATCCAAATCAACCATACATAAGAAACCTGAAGCGTGACCTCTAAATAAAGGCTCCTTGACTAAATTCATTTGACCATGAATCGTGTCAATGCTTAGAATCTTATGACCGTAAGAACCTTGCTTTTCAGTAAGATTGTAACGAAGATTTGAAACATCGTTTGCAGTTGCTGAAGTTCCGCTAACAAGAGATGTATTAGCAAATGCGTCTCCACCTAGCTTGTTAAAGAATGTAATAACAGGTAAACTTGCTAATGCTAGCTTTGAATCTCCACCACCACGAGCTGGGTCATAGACAACTTCAAAATCAGATAAAAGTCTGTCATATGTTAATTCTCCTGCTGTAGCACTTCTAAAGTATGGAGCTCCTGAAGAATAAGATAAAGCAGCATCATCTACTACCGCTGTACCATTTTTGATTATGTGACCTGCAATACCTTCTGAGTATTGTATTCCACCAACGCTTGCACGTTGACCAAAAAGCATAGCTCTTTCGATGTCTACTTTATGTTCACGTAGTTTAAGATTCCAAATTCTTTGGAACTCATCATCGTAACCACGGTATCTAGTTGCTCTAGCTGTATTAGACATTTCACATGCTGTTTTAAAGATTTGGGTTAAACCAAAATCGTCTTCTAGCTCTTGTGAAAAAACATCTGGTGCTCCAGAACCTTCTGCGAAAGATGTACCAATAACTTGACAGCTTGTATTATCTGCCCCTGTTTCAGCTCCATCTATTGCTGATATTGTTTTTCCAACAAAGCTTGTAGTAGCTCCATTATCAACTGGTGCACTTTCGATTCTAACTATGATTGTTTCAGGTGAACTAGATTCAGTATAACCTACTGCAAAAACCATTCCCTTCATTAACCAATCTTGACTTCCGTCACTTGCGTCTACTGTGTATGTTATAGAAGAACCAGATACCGGGATAGAATGACTACCATCAAGCAAAAAGCTTCTGTCTGTCATTGTTATTTTAGAACGGTCTTCTAAAAATCGGAATTGTGGGTCGTCCGTAGGGACTTTAGCTACCTTTGATAGATATACGAAGAATGGAGATTCCTCTGGAGCTAAGTCAGCGACACGGTCTGAAAAGTTGAATAACCTCCGAGTATGATAATCTGTATTAGATGTACCCGGTGTTGCAACATTCACAATGCCTGAATTATAAGATGCCATTTAAGACTCCTTGAGTTTTATATTTTGTTTCTATTTGAAACTCCCATAACCCTAGACCATACATTATCCATTTCATTAGGTTGCTCAGGAGAAGCGCCTTGCACTATACCAGCTGTAGGTGCAATCCTCTGAGTCCTTTGGACAGCTTCTAAATTTGGAGAAACTTTTTGCTCTCCTCCTTTATATTTTCTATATACATCTACCAACATATCTATAGGAAGTTCATCCCTAGGATTTGTTGCAAATTGAATAAAGTCATCAGCCATTGCAGGGTCATCAAAACCATGCTTAGTAGCAAGGTCTTGTTTTAAGTTATTAAGAGCTATTTGTTTTTTTAATACTGCAAATTCCTTTTTTACTGTTTCACTTGCAGTATTCTTTTCCTTGTTCTCCCTCATTTCATATGAAGGTGAACCCGGTTTGTAGTAAGCTTCCCAAGGGTCAAAAGAATCTTCACTTAGTTGTTCTGACTCTTTAGGTTGTTCTACTACTTTTTTGTCTCCACTTAAGGTGCTTCTCATAGCCTCAACTACATCAGGTCTTTTTTCTAACACTTGACCTAACTGTTGATACTTGCGAAGTTCTGCTACTTCGTTATTAAGCTTATCATAATCTGCTGTCTTCCTATCATACATTGATTGAAATTTCTTAGCGTCATCAATAGGTAGTTCTGCTCCCTGTTCAGGAGCTTCTCCACCTACTTTATAAGGTTCAACAACTTGTTCTAAAACTTCACCTTGCACACCTTCTATAGTGTTAACGTCTCCGTTCATAGCGTCTTCCATCTTATTCCTCGATTTCTTTTATTATTAGCATCACCTTTAATAGATGTCTATAAAAGCAGAACCGGGGAAATGTCCCCACTACTTCTGTTTTCACTAGTTTACAGCCTGCTCTTCTGTGTCAACAATACGTCTGAGGTTATCAACTTGAACCTTGGTTTTAAACTTGGTATCATTTTGAATCTCATTAAGTCTGCTTTTGAACTTCTCAGTTTCTGTCCTCTTCCTTGAGCTTACTGCTTCACGCTCTGCGGTTTGGAGGTCTCCACTAAGTTTCTTAACCTGACCTTCTAATTGCTGTACATAGGATTGCATCTGAGCCATTTGACCCTTTCGCTGTAAAACACCTTCTTTGTCAAAGATTTCAGTTTTCTTTAAAACCTCGACGTCGTCTACCAGATTCATTCTAAATGCCTCAAGGTACATATTGTATTCTGCTACCCTGTTTGATGGCAATGTTGAACCGGATATGATTCTCACATCATAATGCCCTATCGTGATGTCATTTTGTATGGCATTAAGTTCTTGACTTTTATCATCATACATATTAACTGTATACTCAGTAATATCATTATTTGCCTGTATGATTCTAAACGTCTTTGCGTAAGTATAGTGACCTTTAGCCATGTTGTAAACACTCTTACCTAGCCTAGTCAAACTTCCTTCTATATCTCTGAGTTTAGATTTACCACGAGTCTCACCCATTTCGGCAAGCATAGCAGTACCTCTTACTGTTTCAGGAGCTCCTTCTTTAAAACCCTGCATTAACTCAGGAATACCCATGCTTAAATCTATGTAATGCTCTATTCTACTAATTAAGTTATAAAACTCATTAGATAACGATTGTGGGGCAGGAAAGTGCGGAGCACCGAATTCAGGATTATAAGAGATTACAGCGTTGGGTTTAGCCCAGTCCTGTTCCAACTGCCCCAAATCATCTACGCTACCTTCCGGGACTAATAACTTAAGTCCAGCAGAAGCTTGAGCGTGTGAGAGCGTGAGAGAGAAAAGCTTATTTAAAAGTCTTTGAGAATCTTTAACCTTAGATATGTCAGACTTTGGGTATGGTGTACCAGTCCATATATTAGGAACTGGAACTATAGGATATATATCTGTATTTAATATTTGTTCGTATAATAAAATGTCACCAGCAGTTGCTGTGACTTTAATTCTTGTTTGCACTACTTCTACTATTTCTATCATACCAGCTTTCATTAGTAGTTGCGCTTGTTCATTATTAAGAAAGCCTTCATACTTCTTTACATCTAATATAACTTCAGAACCATCTTGTTTATTAAAGATTCTATAGAAAGGAACTTTAATTTTTGAGAATCTTTCTAGTATTCTATATTTATTAACCCTGTTGTATTCACTTTCGTAAACACTATCAGGAGTAAAGGAGTGAGAGCTATTTCTTTTACCAGAGGAAGGATAATCTTCTTCATCATAATAACTTTCCAAGTCATCTATAATAGATTCAACTTGAGGATACATATTTATAATTTGGTCTTCAGTTAAAATAGTAGACAGTATAATACCGGAAGCATCATCAGCATATCTATTTCTAGACGCTGGGTCTATATATACACGGAAAGGGTCTATATAAGTAATCTTAACCTCTCCTCTTCCGTAGTCTGCTTCAGGGTCTATATACGAGTAGAAATACCCCATGCCTGCAGTAGCATAATCATGGACAGCTTGTTTAAATTGGGTATCTCCATCGGAAATATCCCATACATATTCTAATAGAGTACGCCATACGTTAGACATCCTACTATCAGAATCCTCTCTGCCAACTGCACTATACTTAGGAGAACGAGAAGTAAGCAATGATTTAAGCTTTTCTATAGCAGAATATACACGGTCTATAACAAAGTCCGCTTGTCCTACTGCTCTAAGAGCATCGGACTCTTCCTGTGAATAATGATTACCTAGAAAGAAATCTACAGCGTCACGAGCTTCTACATCCCACTCTGACCTAGCGTCTTTCCACATTCTCCAAAGCTGTCTATTGACTTCGGATTGTTTAACTTCGTTGCTCTCTAACTCTCGTATACTAGAAATAGTTGCACCTTTGTTTTAATCCTTTAAATTTAACGAAAATAAACTAATAATACAAGTACTATTTAATTTTTTAAACCAGTTATCCAAGATATAGTTCGCTTTACGCTTTCTATTTTATTAGTAACAACCTTATCTTCTTTAAATTGAGAAGCTTCAAACTTCTTGCTAATAGGTGGTCTAGATTTATGGACAGCATACCACAATCCATCTAAAGCATCATCGTTCCTACCTTTGGGGAATTGAAACATCTCATCAACTAAAGCTGTATGTTTTCTTTTAATAAACATTTTACCTCTATTTACTATAGGAGCAAGCAAAGATTCCAGTCTATCTTCTTTTTTTATACCAGTTGGTGGTCTAACTCCTAAAGCTACACCGGGAACAACCTTTCTATCTTGACCTGTCATTCTATTTACAGCATCTTTAATTATACCTTGAGCTCCTACATGTTCAACATTAACTCTCTTTACAGGAGAATACTCCTTAGCATACTTAAATATTTCTTCAGGCATATCATATAAAGGTAGATGCTCTCTCATATAGTCTATAACATATATATTTCTAGCACTATCTATTCCTATAACCATTATCATTTGGTAATCACTAGAAGCATTAGACTCGTATGCTAAATCAACACCAATATAAACATTAATAGGTATAGCTTCTTTGCTATCAACCAAGTAAGCATAATTATTTTTACTTTCGAATTCATGTCCGTAATACTCCAATCTATCTGTTTTAAACTTAGCGTTCTCTAAATCCCTAGCTTCATTTAAATATTCTTGTGCAAATTTATGTACAAGACCTACATCTTCAAACCTTCTACGTATATCGAGTAATTTTTTCTTAGAAAAGTAAGAACTCCACAATGCATTACCCTCGCTATCTATAGCTTTGTGGTACATTACATTCCAAGCATACTCTCGTTTATCTCTACTAGCCTCAGTATATCCATCATATATACTCTGTAAAAAAGAATCATAGTGTACAATAGTACCAATAAGCCATATAGAACCTTCATT